GCAGCAATTTCAGACAAAGCAATTAATGCTAAAACTCTTCCACGAATTAGGTCTTTGTCTCAAAGATGGGGCGCTGCATTACTAGGTATTACCAGCAAGCCAGACATTATTGAAGCGTTACCTTGGGCAGCAGTAATTGTGGGTTCATGGACCAGCACACTTCGTTATGGGGAAACACAAGTATGGGACGGGCACGCTTTACGACGGTACCCAGCTCAACAAAAAGAGTCGTCTAGACGGAAGCACCGGCCCGACATTATTCGTCTAGGAATTGACTTTGATGCTGTCATGGAAGACGATGTAACTACTGTTGGAGCGTTAGCAATTCGTTCTTGGTTGGCTTGGGAAGAGCACACAAATTTGGGCTATGACCCTGAAGAAGGTGTGGACGAAGAGGAGTTTGTAAACAATGAAGAGGGGGAGATAGCAACTATACCCCCTGAAACCCATAGTGGGGGTAAACCGGTTTCTAGGGGGTCAGGTATTGCTACCGGACCTATAGAAAAGAGGCACGACAGTGAACGCCTATTACTCCCTGTTATGGGTATTGAGCACATCGTATCAATGGGTACCCAAATGCCTAATGAGCAGGGAGAAGTCATTGAAATTGACCCTGCAGAGACTGCTGTAATCAGATATCAATCAAACCCATTGCGACAGTGTGATAGTTGCTATCTGGCCTCAAGATGTCCTGCATTCAAGGAACATTCAGATTGTGGTTTTAGACTTCCTATTGAGATCCGCACAAAGGATCAACTTAACGCTGTTTTGCAGGCCATGATTGAGATGCAAGCAAGCCGAGTTTTGTTTGCTAGGTTTGCCGAAGAGCTTGAGGGCCAAGGCCTTGACCCAGCTTTATCATCTGAAATGGATCGCTTGTTCTCGCTCATTGATAAGTTCAAGAACATCTCTGACACTCGTGATCTTATGAGGATTGAAGTTGAAGCAAGGGGCGGAGCCGGTGTCCTTTCAAGATTGTTTGGAAGCAAAGCAGGAGAATCAGCCAAGCAACTTCCTGGCGGAGGTATGAACGCCAGTCGCACCGATCAGTTTATTTCCGATGTAATTAATATTGGCGAATAATGGTGTATGCTAAGTTCCCCTACTAAAGGATGTACGATGAACAACTCGCATAGCTCTATAGAAGAACTTGACCCATACCAAACTGCTGAGCAACTAGTGAAAATGGCTATTGACCTAGGGTCAGATACCCTGAGCATGACTATCAATGATGTATCAAAGTCACTTGTTGAAGCAGCTCATTTGATCACTCATCTTGCTGATGAGTCTAATCATTACCGGTTGAAGACACAGGTAGTGATTAATGTAAACGGAACTGATTTGATGGTTGACCAAGCAGTAGTAGACAAGTTGTTTGCTTCTACTGTTCAAAACCTAATTACCAATGCTCTTAACGAAACTACGGTGTGATGGATACTGATTCTTCTAAGCAGGCAATGATTAACGCTTTGACACAACGTGTTGAGCAACTTGAAGAAGTGTTACAAAGTATTCTTCCTCCAGCAATGGCGTATTATTCAGAGGAGTTATTTGCTGCCGGATGGTTGACTGGTTTAGAGAAAGAACTACCCCAGCACGTATCAGCTATTGACAAGGCCGCTACTCTTCTTGGTATGATACCTATATCGTGGCATTATAAGGAAGAGAACTCAATTTGGCACACAACTTGGAAAAAGTACCCAACTACGTCTACCAAGACAGACGACGTTTAGTTTCTGCTGGGTTTTTAACTGTTATTGCTTCTATTTCTAATTCTTTTTCAAAGCACGGAACTGGCTGGCCTTTTGTAGTTACTTTTGGATTTTTCTTTATCCTAACAACTGGTCCACTTATGCTTGGAAAGTTATTTGATATCTTGGGTGAACAAGGTGTCTAAAGAAACTAATAACAACTAATGGATTGGCTTGAGCAATCTGCTTGTCGTGGTAAAAACGTTGACATGTGGTACGCCCCTTTAGATGCACCAAATCCTAACGATTATTACGCTGTTGGAAAAACAGCATGCAAAAATTGTCCTGTGTGGAAAGAGTGCATGAAGTTAGGTGCAGAGGAAACATGGGGTATGTGGGGCGGGCTAACACCACAAGAACGTAGAGGCACAGTAAAGTTGCAACATGGGACACTTGAAAGCTACCGAAAAGGTTGCCGGTGTACTCCGTGTATTGATGAATCAATTTCTGCTATGGACTACATCATGCCAATAGTTCTTCCTTCTCGCGGAGAAACTTTTGATGTAAAGTCCCTGCTCTACGCACTAATTAATCCTTGATGTAGGGAGTTACCGTAATGAGATGGTAACATATCTGCATGGCCCTACCTCCAAAGTAGGGCCTTTCCATATCCCCTATCAAGGAGAAAACTATTGCGTAAACTTACCCTAACGAGTGCGATCATTGTGGGCGCTTTATCACTCACAAATTGCAACCGAACAGTAAGCCCACAAGAAGTTGCAGCCACACCAGAAACTTCAACCACCACAACTACCCCACCCCCAACAACTACAACCACTACAACCACTACAACCACTGTTGCCTCAACCACCACTACTACCACAACACTTGTACCACTTGGATCAAAGTGCGAAGAGTTAGCACCTCTTGCCGTAGAAGCAGGTTGGCCTCAGTCCCTTTTAGTAGACGTTCTTGACGAAGCCTGGAATGAGTCTCGTTGTGAAAACGTTATTCCTGGGCATCCCCGATGGAATGGTAGTGATCATGGCCCAATGCAGATTAACTTTGTTTGGAAAGACGAAGTTGAAAGCATGTTTGGAAGTTGGGCAATGATCGATGACCCTTTGACCAACTTTAAATGGGCATGGGAAATGTACAAATGGTACGACGGGCACGGATACTGTGGTTTTAAACCATGGTCTCGTAAGTGCAAGTGATTGCTTTCCTGCTCTTAACTGTGTAGTATGTACTAAGAATGAACACCCTTACAAAAGGACAACAAATGGATCTCAATAACATTGGAGGGACGTCTGAAGTAGCGGAGCTACTGGGATGTCCTAAGCAACAAATTCATGCTTTGCGCAAGCGGGCTAACTTTCCAAAGCCAATCAAGATTTTGGCTGCAACACCATTGTGGGACTTAGATTCCATCAGGAACTTTGCTACTACATGGATTCGCAGAACACCAACAGATAAATAACATGGGTAGCAGTTCCCTACCCGCAGGGTACTACAAATGCCCTCAATGCAACAGTGGGATAAAGGTGCACGTACCTTTAGTTACTGCACCTACCCACTGTTGTGGGGTGGGCAAAAAAACGTACACAATGCAACTTGTTGAAGGACACGATGAAAATAGGAATAACGTCAGGTGACTGGCAAACCCCACTCACTCCTGGAGGAGACCATCGATGGGGTGGCTCAGGATGGGCACGCATTGGCCAGTACTTAAAGTACTTACCTGAAAACACTGTTGTAGGTACATTGGCCTGGAACAACAAAGATCATTTTGTGGTTATTGATCACCTTACAAAAGAAGAGTGCGAAGTAGATACTGTTGTCATGCAACGCTTGATGCACAAAGGTATTAATGAGCACATCCTTCAAGCACAGGCTTATGGCCAAAAGTTTATTAATGACATTGACGATTGGTATTGGGGGGTGTCTCCATCCAACAAAGCGTTTAGTCACAACCACCCACAAACTAGCCCTAATGAAAACATTAATCATTACAGAGGGACTATTGCTAAATCAGACATGGTTTTGTGTAGCACCTCTTACTTGCAGGATCGGTTACGTGATTTAGTCAAAGGAGAAATGGTGTTGTTAGAAAACACCATTGATTTATCAAGATTTACTCAGCACGTAGATTCTGGTGATGTATCTCCAACTGTTGGTTGGGTAGGAAGTACTGCTCATAGAAGTGGGGACATTGAAACCCTTCGTGGTGTACTAGATATTATGGCAAAGCGTGGGGAAGTAAAGCTGTACCACGGTGGAAACCATATGAGTTACCCTACTTTTGCTTCTTTACTAAACGTTCCAGACGAGTTAGTTACGACTGCGCCGTTGCACCCAATTGAAACGTACGCAACACTCATGTCTATGGACATTGGGATTATCCCTTTGCGTGATTTTCCTTTTAATCGTTGCAAGTCAGACATTAAAGGAATGGAGTACGCAGCTTCAGGTATTCCTTTTATCGCACAAAACTTAGATGCGTACGTACAGCTAAACGAGTCGCTTGGAGTCGGAAGGCTAGCCAAGAAACCTTCTGATTGGATTAAGCATTTAAAACAATTGATTGCTGATCCCTCACTTCGCAGAGAAGAAGGTGCTCGCAACCGAGAATTAATTTCTGCAAGAGACATACTTTTTGGTGCTCAACGATTTGTTGATGTGGTTACTGGCCTGTAGGATAACCCCATGAATGAGAACACTATTGTATCTGCCCTAGTTGATCTCCCACAATTGAAAGAATGGGGGGACGGAAGATGGCGTGTAAAAGCAGCATGCGCTAACAGCGATACTGAGAAGTTCTTCCCTAACAGGGATGGTGTTGACGCCGCTATGATTGTTGCTCAAGCACAGTTATGTTGTGCAATGTGCACAGTGCGTAAAGAATGCTTAGAGTTTGCGCTAACCAACAAACTTAAGTACGGTATTTGGGGTGGGGTAACCCCTCGGAATCGTCGTGGTTTAGAACTAGAGCATGCTGACGAAGCATCAAAGCTAACAGCAACTAGTCTTATTAAGGTATTGCGTAAGGTAAAGGACGAAACTCCTTTGAAAACCTCAGCAAAGATGATGAACTTAGATGTCGACGAGTTTCGTAAGTTACTATCTGAAAACAAGTAATTACATTTCTTTTTGAAGGCTGTCGGGGTTGTACCCAATGTCTTCAAGGAACCTTCGTAGTCTATTGATCTCTGCCCGCATAGCGTGGTACAAGTGTTGACGCTCAATGTTTTCAATGAGCGACACTTTCTCTAGATGCTCCGGGTTACAGCAAAGAGTGTTGCGACATAAGTGGTCTAGTGTCTCAACCTTAGTAAGGGAGGCATGCATGTGCTGTTCGTAAGACCATCGGTGAGCTTGGAAAGCTTTGTTACCAACGTACATACGGCCATACCCTTTATCAACAGGGCCAGTCCATGTCCAGCAGCCATCATCCTGCTTTTTAATGTGTTTCCAAAACTTGTCTTCTGGAAGCTTTGACTTGTCAATAATATGCATACGCCCATCGCGTTGCATTTGTTTGTAATGAGCTGCGCACAATCCTTTGGCTACAGCTTTTTCGTTACATACCGGACCTCTACACATGTACATACTAATCTCCTTGGACGGCGCCACAATTGCGCAGACACATAGTCTAACCCAGGTTCGCCCCTTACCCCATAACAATCAGCACGGATGCATGTTTTGTGCTGTATGGGGCAGGGGGAGGAAAGATCCCGACAAGAAAGGGTAGATGTCAGGCCCTGGCTTCTTTCCTTACGTCCTTTGTTTGTAGTTTTCCGTCTTTCTACGGGGGTTAACTGGGTGGCCTAAGTCTGCCAAGTGCCTAATCCTCATGTAAATAGTTTGTTGGCTACGACCTAGGAGGTTAGCAATGTTAGCAGTGCGGTCCCCATTATTCCAGCCCGCAATGAGTTGCTCATCTTCTTCTTTAGTCCAGTGCCTTGAATGGCGCTTCTGACTTCCGTAGATTGTAAACATAAGTCGCTCAGGGTCAATCTCGTACGCATTGGCTACAAGAGTTAAACCAATCTTCGGATCAAGGTGCCCATCGATCATCAGCTTAAAGATTACTTTGAGATCAAGGGTCGCTACAGTTTCATATTCACATTCCATGGTTTCCTCTTTCACTTAACTCGTAGTTGCGAGTATGGGGTTTTGTTGGTGACTGACTCAGCTACGTCAGCTGTAATCTTTCCTAAGCTAAAAGCAGCATCAAACAACTGAGTCTTAACTGCTGGCTCAGTGATCTGTTTAAACACTGCAGGAGACACCAGTTTCTTCAATGTCTCAATGTCAAACGAGCGACGCTCTGCCTGAACTAAAGAGACGACTTTGCCGTCTACTTCTACCTTGTCAAGAGACTCACTAAGCATCGCCGTCTTAAGTTCTTCTTCAAGACCCTTAAGTAACGTTGCCCATGAGTCTGCTTCTTTCTTTGCAGCTAAGTAACTTCTTACTGTGGTTTCCATATTGTTTGTCATGATGATAACTTACCTTCTCTCGCTAGTTGTAACAACTTTTCTAATGAACAATCAGGCCCAAGTACTACTACAACAACCTGGTTTGGTTGCGGGCCAGTAATTACTTTTGGTTCCACCGAACCAACTAACCTAAGTTGCTTAGGAATAATGAACGTGCTACCAACACCCTCAATATCTACAAGCATCTTCCTCTGTTCCGGGTGTCCATCGGGCATAACGTCAGGGTCTACGACTTCAGCCATAAGCCCCTTGTATGGCCCGCTTGAAACCTCCACGGACATTCCTTTTCGTAAGGCTTTTGCGCCTACCATTTTGTTACCTTTCTGTGGGTCACGATACTGTTGGGAGTACGTTTAATGTAAAGAGGAACTCATCGAGCACTTCTAAAGCGTCGTGTGTCTCGTCGCTGTTGTCAAACTTTGCAAAGTCAAGCAAGTGCTCAAGAGCCTTGATCTCGTCACTACTAAAGATGACCACAGTAATGGGTCCACTGTTTTCTGATGATTTGATAATTGTCATTGTTTTCCCTTTGTTTGTTATCGGTATGTGTTAATAAGACTGTCTTGTATTTCTTCTAGCAAGTATTCACCCTTGCCATCTACTATTTCCCCCGCAGAAAACGCCTTGCTTTCTAACAGGCCCCATAACCGCTCATCAATTGTCCATGAGCCATCAATACTGGCCAAGCAAACTTCTACGTTTACATCATTTATTTGGCCAATCCTGTGGAGCCTATCTTCTACTTGTGTTAGATCACTGGGTGACCAAGGCAATTGTGTGATTAACACATGGTGGTTTTTACCGTCACCATGTAATGTCAACCCAACACCAACTGACTTGATTTGCCCAATCATTACTCGTGCTTCACCACTATTGAAAGCACGTATTGCTTCTGCTTTCATGTTGTCATCCATGCGCCCGTTGAACTCCACTACACCATACTTACTAAGTTCCTCACTAAGGCTCTCCATCACATCATGATGCTCAGCAACTATAAAGAGGCCGTGATCTTCTGGCAAGGTCTCCTTAAATAACTCTTTTGCACGTTCTACTACCCCCTTTACTTTGCATGCTCCTGCTAGTTTTCGCATAGTAGTGAGCTTTACTAACGCTTCATTACGCATTGCACCACGCCACTCCTTACCAGCACCAGCTAAGTAGGCAACTAAATCCTCTTCAGCAAGCAAGTAATCTTTGACGGGCTGACCTCTTCCTTCAATATGGACACCAGCACGACCTTTGTTGGGCAGGTCTAGTACATCATCTCGTTTAAGCCGCAGCATAAACGATGAGATCATTGCCGCATTGAGCCCAAGCGAATCAACATTGGCACGCTTGCCAAACTTATTGCGCTTACCATTACCATCCAGTTCTACTGGGCAGTAATAATTCCAAAAGACACCCTTACCACCTATGGCTTTCCATGCGTCATCCCCAAGTATTTCTATTTGAGCACCCATCTCCATGTTCCTACCATTAGGCGTAGGTGTACCGGACATAAGTATCTTGAATCCATCCACAGTCTTAGATACCTTAATGACTGCTTGAGTACGCCTAGCGGAGATGTTCTTAACACGGTGAGACTCATCAACAACAAGAGTCTTGAACTTACCTAACAATGACAAAGGATCATCCTCTAACTCAGGTGTCCAACTTGCTATAACTGAATCCCCAATGATGTACACATCCGCCCCACTTAACTCTCTTGGGTACGATCCACGGAGAACCTCAACGATTAAGTGTGGTGCAAACTTCTCTAACTCTTTTACCCAAGTTAAACGCAAGGACGGTGGGACGACTACAAGGGCTGGGGATTCACCCAACTCTTTTGCTCTGCTAATCACTTCAATTGCACATGCTGTTTTGCCAAGGCCCATGTCAAGGGCCAAGTAAGCCTGTTTCTTGTCCATGACAAACTCAACTGCTGCTTCTTGGTGAAACATTAACGGGGTAGGTACCGCTGCTTCCATTAGATCTCCTTAATTAGTTGTTGAAATCATCAGGAACCTGCACTGTAGTAGTCCAACCACGATTGGATCGCCATTGCATGTACATGATGTTTTTGATGGTAGTGAACAGTGCAACAAGGAACATTGCTATCCCTATACCCAAGTACATTTTGTTTGATTCAATTACTAACAATCTCCCAATTGTTATTAACATAAGAAAACTAATAACAACTTGTTTGATAACTGCTCGCTTAGGAGAAACTACTAAATTTGTCATATCTCTACTTCATTTCTTTTTGCAAAATTGTAAGCTTTATTAAAGGCGCTACTACTTAATTCTTGCGTCGCTTCTTCATGGCAGTTGCAACCATCGTGCTCGTTGTCTGCCTCAGAGCAATCTTCGTCAAATTTAAGGTCATTGAAGTCATACGTTTCATTGAATACCAGTATGCCTGCTATCCAAACGTTTGCACCACCAAACCCCATACCCCATTCGTCATAACTGTTGATGAAGAAAAGGTTTGGGAACTTAGATGATACGTACGACCAAAAGTTATTTTCAAATGGCCCCCATGCGGTGTCATAACTAAACGAAAGTGTTTTTACGTCTTCGCCTAGTTCATACCTATCAATAGCTCGTGTTTCACAATCACCCCATTTGGTACCCCACTCGGCATTTGCCCATTCATAACTGTTCTTGTGTCCAGTTATTCTTAGGCATAACTCTTGATGCTCTTTTATTAACTTATCTTTTTCAAAAGCTAACTCAAGAGTAAGGGGATGCTTGTGGTATTTCTTAAGTTTTACAGGGTCTCTTGTAAGCACTGTTGGCATCTTCTTTAAATTTGTCAAGCTTGTCGTGCCATCTTTGTTTGTGACTTTTAAACTAAGCTTTTGAAGCTGTTTCTGGTCACCAATTACAACTGTTACATTTCCACACCAGTTAGGCATTCTTCTCCTTTGTTTTGGTATTTGCGACGCAACTTTACGACACGGTTACGAAGCGTGTTTTGTGTTCTGCCTGTAATTTCTGCAATTTCCTTATAACGCTTACCCAAGTTGATTAACTCAATGAGTTGCAAATCATCATCGTAAGTCCAAAGACGACCTCTACGAGAATAGGCAAGCATATTTTGAGCATTGAGACGCACAAGTTGTTGTTTGATTGCCGCAATCGTGCGACCAGGAATAACAATGTCATCTATGTGCTTTACGACGACATGCTGATGGAGGAGATATTTGTTTTCCTCTTCAGTCCATTTTGCTTTTTCGTAGTTGTAATTAATTTCCATTACTTCTCCTTTGTTATTGGACCGGGCCACGATTGAGTCATGGCGTTTACCATCTTTCTCTGTACTCAAAGTCTTCTGGCGGTGGCGGTGGTTCATTAAGTCTTTCCCAATAAGACTCAACGGAACTTTCATAATCACTGCTATTACGCCAAGCATCTTCATCTAGGCCGGGATTATCTTTTAAGAACTCATCTAACCCCTCCCAATAAGAGTCTGTTTCGTTGTATAACTCACAGGCATTGTCGTAATCGTCAGCCGCTTTGCATTTATCTTGGTGTGGCTGTTCTAACCAAGCGTCATAATTAAGACTCATTCTTTTCCATCGCTTTCGCACTCAAGGTCATTCCAACCCATGCCCAAATTCTCCATTCTTCTTGGGGCAACAAACCACCATTCTCTTTGCCACCCCATTGCTCTAATGCTTCAAGCACACCGCACTCACTACAGATTTCTGTTTTGTCATCTGTGCGGCTGATGGCACCCGGATACTGCCCACGCTCGGAAGCGTTGGGCACAGCACCTAGGCACCTTGGGCAGGTATGGTCAGGGAACCTCATGCTCTTACTCCTAATTCGTTGATTGCGTTGACGTATGCGATAGCAGACAACTCATCCAATTGAACGGTTGCTGCTTCAATGATCTGCTTAAGTACATCGATAAGGTTGGGGCCTTCGTCGTACTCCTTGAAGAACACACTAACCGTGTGGTCTCCTGCATTTAACTGCAGTGTACGAAACGGGACAGAAGAAAGAATAGGGTCTGTGAAGTCATTAAACTCTATGTTTACTTTGCTACCTGCACGTAGGTGAACACTGGTGGATGTGCTTGTGTGGTCGTAACTCATTTGATTGCTCCTTTTTTTTCTTTTGATAGGTCTGATGCAAGTTCTTGTAACTCTTCAATCTTTTGCTTAACGCTGTCAACTGCTTCGTTAATGGCGTCTGCTAACGCCCCAACGCCAGTCTCATTCATGACTTTTAACTCTTCATCTCTTGGGTGCAGAGCCACGGTTAAAACACCGTTGTCATTTTGAATATGCAAGTACATAACAATACGCATGCGCTCAGGGTGTTGTGAAGGACGCGTTTCATTTTTAATGTTGTCAGGGTCTTTAACGGGAGCACCCCAACCTCTAACGGCTAGCACTGCTCCGTGAGCAATACCATGGACTGCTAAAGCATCCATTAATTCATACGGGCTGTCGGCTTGAGCAACAACACACGGCTCATTATCTTTCCAGACACCCATATCCCATACGGTTGCTGGAGCTTCGCCCCAACCTTCGTATTCTTTAAAGTACGTTTCATCAAATGCGATGAAGTCTTGCTCATTCATGGTGGTTCTCCTTATTGTTGGTTTATTGGACTGCGGCACTATTAAAGATGTTGCTGTCTTAGTTATTGAATTTCCACTGCTGTTCGGGGCAATAGGTAACTACTGCGGCTGCAATGACTGATGAAAGGAAGTCATATGTGTCGTAGTCCCCATCTGCCGAATTGTTTGCGGCGTCAACAACATCCTGTGCTGTACTACCTGTTTGTAGCGCATCACAAGTTGATCGTCCAGCATCAATCATGTTTTGGTCAGTTACTGTAATGATTCCGTTGTACAGGTCATTCACACTTGATAAAAATGCATCATCATCACCATAGACAGCAATGGGTGCATCTGTTGTCTTTATAACACGAATTGTTGTAGTAGGCGCGTCAGTTGATGGCATGTACACCACACGTTCTGTGGTTGTTCCTCCGCAAGCGGCTAAGCCTAACAAGCTAATTGTTAATAATCTTTTCATGATGGGTCAGCCCACTCTCTTTGTAGTTGTTCGGACATTACTGCATCCATTACATGCTCATAATCAACATAATAAGTTGATATGAGCCTTTCAATGCGAGCAATCTTTTTACGTAGGCTTCGGTTGCGTAATAACCTCCACCAAGGTGTTTCAATTAACATTGTCTCTACCAATGAGACCTCTATTCGAGCCTCATTGAGCTTTTTCTCTAGGTACTTATTGTTCAACATATTCCTCCGGTGAATCTATTCCGCATTTGGGGCAGTACGAGTCATACTCATGGTCACATGGATCGTTGTAAGGTGCTGGTAACTTTGGCATTTGTGCCAACAACTTACTGACTATTCCACGTATATCCAACAAGACATCAGCAACTTCTGAAACAGGCATCATTTGATGACCTGCATTGTTTTCTAATGACTTATCAACCATTGCCATTACCTCTAAACAAACAGCGATAGTGGCAACCGCTTCAAACGCTTGAGGTCCTGGGGTTTCTAATGTGTGGACACTCATGATTCATCCTCGGTTTCTTCATCAAACGGCAAAACCGTTTCAGGTCGTGGAAGTTCTATGTAACCTCCAAAGATCTCTCGGATATAGGTACCGTTGGATAGGTAACTGTATGTTGGTTCTTCCGTGGTCATTCTGCCTCCGTAGTTACTAAGTCATGCTTGTGGTCTAACCACATCTTGAATGGTGGGTAAAGGCCAGCAATACGTTCTAATGCTTTCTCAGGTACTGAATGGCTATCTCCATCGTAGACGCCATTGGCATCAAGTGCCCCAACGATTACACAAGTGCCTACAAGCACTTGCCCAAACAATGCTGTGGCAATTGGGTTGATATCAAACCCCAATAGCAGGCCCTCGTCATGTACATAACCAACGATCTCTAAGTCGCTGTTATGCACACAGTCAAACCAACCTCCGACTGCATTGTTGAGGTACTCACTGATACCACTTTCTTTGGTATGCAGGTTGACCCCTACCACATTGTCTGTACCAATTTGAATGACCTTGATCATTTGCTTTCCTCCTTGTTATTTAGGCGTAATTGGACGGCGACCAGAGCTTTGATGATCTCCGTCTTTTGTTCTTCAGTTAAAGGCTTAGCCATGGTGTCATTCCATTCTGCTTCACACAAATCAGGACCGTAGTATTCTTCGTAACGGCCCAACAATGTGCAACGTTCACACTCAGAGATAACTGATTCCTCAGGTTCCGGTGCTTCGTTGGAGATACTCCAAAGCATCCGCTCTGCAGCTGTTTTGTTTTGAGACAATCGATATTGATAGTCTTTCTCAATATCTGATTCCACACAAGAACATGGGGTGGAACCAATGAACCACCTCATGTCTTTAACTAAGTTGCGTAGCACTTTCTTTTTGCTGTTGTTGAACATGCTTCCTCCTATTTGTTTTTCTCTGATAAAGACAGTAAGGCTGCTTTTCTGGCAAGTGCTTCAGCTTGCTGCATTAACTCTTGCGCTTCTCGAGCCAAGTTCATGCTCTTGCGCATCAAATCACCTACAGCACCACAACCACCATGATCTATAGACCACTTGAGGCTAAGGGATGCTAACGCAATTGGCAACTCTCCTTGATAACTATTTTCATCGTCATCATCAGAAAGTATTTCTACTTTGTTAGTAGCAAGATCCCAACATCCAAACTCAATGTTGTCATGGTCACTTACAACTGCAAGCATGATGATTTGAGATACAACTTCACCTGTATCAGGGTCACGCTTACGGGCGGGCACAAAGAAGCCAAAGCTTTCTTTTGGAAGCCTGTCAGTTTCGTGGCAAAGGTTTGCTATAAACGAGTATGAGTCACCCTCATACTCTTCTTTCTCCATTGACGAGATCTCTGGAAGAAACTCGTCATCTAGAGATAGAGGGACAACACTGGCCCAAAGATCCTCAAAAGGATCATTGACTTTATTGCCAATGTTGTTACTAAAGTGTTTCCACAAATCGTGGATTGATTTATTAGTAGCCATAGCCTCTTCCTTGTATTAGTTGGACCGCATCACGATTGTGATGTGGGTATTAGTACTCCAACCCACGAGTAATTTTCATGGGCAACTTGTCACCACGGGCAACTTTCTTAAGAGCCTCAACGGTCTCTTCAACGTCGTAGGTCATGTGGATGCCATGCTTCTGAACAATGCTGATGCACTGCTTGGTCAACTCTGTGCGCTGTTGGTCACCAGTACCGTCAGTCACATAACCATCGCACAACCATATGAATGGCTCACTTTTCCTGCGCATTGACAATGCCAACGCTAATGCAGGACCATCCACACCATTGCCACCATTGCCACGGCGTACTTCCTTGACTACCTTGCCACGATCAGCAAGCACCCAGATGTTGGGCTCACCACTTGACCCAGTTTGATGGCTGTAACCAATGACTACACACCCAGGCGAGGCCTTAATGATTTGCCACAGGTCAGAAGTGTCAAGTTGCATTGAGCCAGACTGGTCAATCAAAATGACGCCACCAACGCCCCGGACTGTCTTGTCAAACACTCGCTGATCAGGATCAGTGAGCATACGACTGATACGTCGTGGAGCTTTACCAATGTCAGTCGCTACACGACGCCGACCGAGACGACCAGCGACTCGCTCAGTCAAAGGGATCTTGTCAATGACAGGGACAGCAAACCCTGTAGAACCACCGACACTTACTTCCTGACCGTGCAGACCCTCACGAGCCTTAGCCTCGCTCTTGGTCTTGGTGACCATGCGTGACAAGTCACGTGCCAATGGCAATGTGAATGCCCGATAACCCTTAGGCACAGACGCATACTCAGTTGAAGTCTCACCATCGTCGTCTTCTTTGCTAGACACTGCAATTGGGTACGGCTCAGTACTGGCAATACGAAGCCTGGGCTGACGATTCCATGAACGCTCGTGTCTCGCACAAACTTTCTTGACATCCTTGGCAAACTGGTACATATTTGCGTCAGCACCAGCGTCAACTGCTTTCTTGATACCCCGCATGAAACTACTACATGCTTTAGTACCGTAGGTCGCAGAGACCATACGCATGATGCCCATGAGGTCCTCACCATTGGCAAGGATCTCGCCTGAAGTCTGCTCACTACCATCTTTGAGCATGTCCATGTCAAAGCCAAGACGCTTTGCCAAGTAATTGACACGCAACTCCTCAGCCGACTCAACAAGCTCGGGGTGAATAGTGCCTATCCAGTCAAGCGGAATAGCAGGCCCGACCTCGGGAGAGATCTTGGCATGCAACGCCTCATGAGCACGGATCACACGTGACAATGGGTCAACACCCATTGGCACTTTCATGCGCCGATTCTTGATGTCAGTGAATGCATCACCACGCTGTGCTGACGCTGACGTGACAGTCCACGGAGTATCGTTAGACAGGTCATCCCTGTCTAACCACTCAGGGAACACACTGACAAGCTTTGGCTTTGGCTTTGGCTTAGCTGTTTTATTGCTCATATCCCTCCTCAGGGTGTAGTGGGCAGGACGGCGGCACAATTGAATGCGCCACCGTCCCACCCGATTGGTTACTTAATTACTTATTACGAGGCAATGCTGTTGACTTTGATGGAGTCAATAATCCCCATCCACATGTCGTTGAATACGAGCTGTGCTGCACGCTCGTCACCCAACACCTTGCGCACTTGATCGAAAGCCTTCCAAGTACGCAAAGAGATGCGGCGGTCATTGTCAAGGTCACACGACAATGCCGCAGCCGAACGAATGTCCTCTGACAAGAATGTCAAAGCGTCCGGGTGTGGCTGATTGATGCGCACGACAAGTGGGAAACGATCCTTGAGGGCAGTCGGGAGTTCCCGCATGTCCTCAATGTTGGTCGTCATAACTGCTGAGAAGCCGGCATTGGGCTTGACTGTACGGTCATTCTCGGGGTGCAAGAATGATGCAGACTCAGGGCTGTCAAGCATGCTGAGCATGAGTGACAACACGTCGCCAGATGCACGGTCAATTTCGTCAATGATGACGCGACCGCCGACAGAGCCATTGCCCTCCCAAGCACGAAGTACTGCGCCGTCGTGCCATTTCCATGTGCCACCACCAGTGGGCATGAAGTGACCAGTGATGTCACTACTGGTCATGTCTTCATTACAGATCAAGCGATGTGCTCCACCTGCAATATTGCCCATGGTGAGTCCTGCAAACGTTTTGCCAGTTCCTGGCGGACCATGCAGAATGACGCGATCAACGCCAGCTTCCAACAAGTCACTAACGTCTGCCCAGCACTGGGGTAGATTTGATGTGGTCATTATTTCCTCTTCCTGGTTGTTTTGTGCGTTAAAGATGCGCACCCCCTTTTATTAGATGGCATTACAAACTAGACAGCCGCCCGATTGAACGAGCGGCTGTCCTAATTACCTTGACTTGTTAGGGTCAAGAGATGTACTGCGACACCGACTTATAGGTCGATGCACTTACAAATTCCTCATCGCTGATGTTGAGGATTGCAATTGCGTTTTCAAGTTCAGCGATTTGGTGTGTGCTGAAACTTGGTGTGTCAGTGCGCTCTGGATTTTTCCATGATTTTGGCAAAACCACCTCAATGGATGCTCGCACTTCATCGTTGTATCTCCAGTTATTGATGGAGACTGATGTCACTTTGACTTTGCCATTGGCAACTGCTTCAAGGATTTTTGCTTCAAAAGCAACAACTTCTTCCTTGTATGCCTTTTCCGCTTTGTCAAAAGCGGCTTTACCATCAAGACGTGCTTTCAACGCTTTCTGAAGTGCCTTGATCAATGCAATGCGCTTAACTTTGATATTCATGTTGTTGTTTCCTCTTCCTTGTGAGCTGTTGTAGGTCGCTCTTCACCTAATAATTCTCCCCTGAACAGGGAGAACAACAAAAAAGCCACACCAAAAAACATGGTGCCGACTACTAAGAAATCTTCAAGTAGCTCAATCATTGAGCAACCTCCGTTTGTCCCTGGCTGGTGGGTTGGCTTTACGATCAGCCTTGCACCAGCACTTCCCACCACACCCATTATCTGAGTGGGCTTTCCATCCTTGTGACTGTGACCAGCCCCAGGAATTCTTATTGCGAATTGTTCTGCTCATACTCTTCTTCCAATCTGTCTAGCTCGTTGAAAACCATACAAGTGCACCAATACGCAATTTCGTATTGCTCGTCAAGAAACGCCTGTCTCATTGGGTCTTGATCATCTGGATGAAACCCTGCACGAGACAAATTTCGCCCCGAGAAGTTATGCATTTTTATGACAAGATCCATTGTTTCTGGCCTGAGGGTTGCGTAACACTCCCCTAAAACATCCACCGGCAAGCCTGAGAACATAAACACTTGCAACACAGATGAAAGGGGCATTGGCCTTTCATCTTCGTACAGGATTACATCGTCGTAACCTGCACATTGCTCATCGTCACCAATGAGCATAACTTTTACCCATTTCCCTGAGTCTTCATCAGGGAGTTTTAAAATGGCCACGTAACTTTGACCACGTTCGGGATGTTGTATTGCCCGAATTTCTCCAACTTTCATGTCCCCTCCTTATGGGGTGTTGGACGGCGGCACGATTACATCGCACCGCCGTCCGTTGTTAGTTACTTTGAAGTTCTTCAGGAAACTCACTGAAGCCGGTAAACCAGCCCCAGAGTTCGGGTAGAACTTTGGCGCACTCTTCCAAGGAGTTATACCCCTTGCAATGCGCTTCCCCTGCAAGCATGGGGGTGTCGTCACTGGGCAGGTAACCGTTTTCTTGGCGGTACATCTCCTTTACATCCTCAGGCGCATTACTGCCTGTGAACATTCGTGGCTTGACAGCCATGAACATCCACTTTCCGTTATCACGATCCCACATGATTTGAACCGCCGGAGGTGGCAGTTCAAACCCCTCGGGAAGCCCGTTGAATCCGTCAGACATTGCGTGCCTGACGCTGACGGCGAGCCTTGAGGCGCATGTGGGCCGCAAGGCGCTGCGGATCAACGCTAGGCACAACGGCCTTTGCACGCTTAACCACATCACGGTTGATGATGCGATGAAGCGTATCGTCTTCCGGGGTTAGGCCCCATGTAGGGGCCCACTTCCAGAAGTTCTGATGTGTTTGGATGTCAGTCTCGTCACCGAGACTTTCGCCCACTAACTTACTAAGCAAAGAATCCATGATTCTCCCTCTCTGTTACTATATCCACACGTTGTGGAGTGCCCCCGGCAGGATTCGGACCTGCGACCTACGGATTAGAAGTCCGTTGCTCTATCCAGCTGAGCTACAGGGGCTGGTATTACTTAGTCACGCTCACGATTTTCAACATGGTTGATAAAACGCTCAACCATGCGCTGCTGGGCAAGCGTAAGACTGCGACAGTCAAACAAACCGGATTGGACAACCATGTCATCTTCCAATGCTTTCCAGTAATCACCGTATTGGGTGGTTATTAGGATGTGATTACATTTGGATGCATCACCTTTGTTGAACAACTCATCTACCATGGCGTGTGCCATGCTCCGAGCTTCTTCAATTGAATTTAGTTCACACGTTGATTCAACTGAATCTTCGTTATTTTCATAACGAATTTCAATTACTGGGTTACTCATTACCCCTCCTTGGGTTGTTCCTCTTATTGAGGCTTTTTGGACGCCAGCACGATTTTGGGTCGTGCTTGTCCTAGTGGGGCTGAGGGGAATCGAACCCCTGAGACACTTTCGTGGTCCTGTCTCCTGGCTTTTAATTGATTAACAACAAGCCGCGACTCGGTAAGAATGTGCTCTACCATTACAACCCCCCAGTGGCATACTGATAAGCCATTTGCCTTGTGCATGCCAGACAAGGACATAGTACGCAGGTTGCTTATCAATCCTGACACGTCACTAACGGCACGTGCAGCCGTTTGGCAATGGTGCAAGTATTTCGAGACCCATGCATGAACGTATCCATGCACTTCGTGCTATTGCCAAAGTGGAGGGAAGAGGAATCGAACCTCTTAGGAGAGTGCGTCCGGACGTCTTTTGCGCCCCGCAATGACTCTGGCCTGTGCAACCAGCATCCCCTCCTTGTGTTGATTAGCGAAGAAGCAGTGGTGACCCGGGATATGGGTTTATTTGGTAAAACTTGCAGAAGTACTGCAAACTTTGTTGAAGTTTGCAACGTCTTCATCTTGGCGCTCAGCATCGGCGTTTAACCGGTCTGCAATGTAGTTGGCAACAGTGGTATTCCACCACAATGTTGTAGCTACTTTGCGTTCGGCGTCACGCAATGCGCTCATTTCAGGCGAGAAAGCCTGAGTGAGGGCATGAAAGCCATTGAGTGTGACGTTTTTCAACGACACAGGCGCCGAGGCAACTGCCTCCTTGGCTCGCTTAAGTTGACGTTGGTTTGCCTCTTGGCGAGCAACATACTTGTCAAGCAATTCAGCAGTTGCTGCATTGCGCTCAAGCGGGTTATCAATTGTGGACCCATCACAGAGTTCCACAGCCGACTTAGCCGCTACCTCACGGAGGAGTCCTTTGGCAAACTCAATTGCTTTGTTGACTTTTTCTTTCTTCATGATGTACTCGTTTCTGCCCAAAGGGCTATAGTGAGCCACCACTGCTTCTCCACTAATCAACAACATTTGGACGGCGCCCCAGTTGCCCAAGGCGCCGTCCTCCCGTTTTGATTAGGTGGAGGAGGTGGCAGCGCCCAAGCCCTCTATTAGCCAGAGGTAATCTCTTGGGAGGGCAGGGCACTGCCGTGTCAGCAAACACGTCGGTCTAACTTACGGTTGCACTCCCTAGGCAACGCTCTTGTCTGCTACTGGCTCACTCCTATGGGCTATTGCTTATTACTTACGGGACTTGATGACGGCCTGAGCCGACTTGACCAACTTGAGCAAAAGGTCGGTGTCAACCAACTCGATGCTCTTGAGAGCCAACTCGACTCGGCTCGTTGCGAGGACTGTGGCGTCCTTGGCAACGGTCGTCTTCTTGACCTTGGCAGTCATGTCCGCAACAAAGCGACGAGCGTCGCCCGTCGTCTTTGCACGGCCAACCGAGGTGAGCAGTCGGGCAAATGGCGAAGCCTTGACGACCTTGCCCTCTGCTGTCTCGCTCAGGGTGATGAAGTCGTAGCCCGAAAGAGCATCAACAATTGCGAAGTAATCACCATTGCTGGTGACCTCCACATTGTCACGGCTCAACAAGCCGACGACCACCATCTTGCCAACGATGTCAGCAGAGACGCCCAAAGACTGAGCAAGTGTCTCCACCTTGTTGACATTCTCGACCTTGACGAACAAGGACAAGACCTCGGTGCCATACTTGCGGAAGTCGGCAGACATTGCTGCTGCTTTGTCCTGCAAGATAAGGACAGACTTGAACAGAGTGTTGAGGCTCTGACCAAGGGTAGTGGGTGATGCGGTCTGAGTTTCCTCTACCGCTGGTTGTGAGGCAAGAACGGAAGTGTTCATTTGGAGCCCCTTTCTTTGTAGAAAGTGTGTGGATAACAACTCACAACAACCCAATTAGGAGTGATAACCAGTAGTTGCATTTCAGCATGGGGTATCTCTCATTTTTTAGCCCTATTTCTAGGACCCAAAATGCATTTTTACAGACAAGAGCGCACCCTAGAGGAGTGCAACCGATGACCGACTACTGACTAAACACTTACATTCATAGGGCAGGTGGTAGACGCCTAGCCTTGCAGACCCTATGGGGTGTACTAGAGTGGTGTGGTAGCGCCCACACGACTAGTCCGCTGTGTTGCTCGCTCGCTCGTCGTGCTCTGCTTGGTGCTACCCACCATTAGTGGGTCAGGTCTAGGTGTTCTATGGCAGGACCCAGCCCCCGATGACTACCTAATTGCTGAATAGCCCTATTCCGAACTGGGGGGTTACCTGTGGATAAGTAGGCACCTGTGGATAACTTTATATAGCCCTATTCTCCCTGTGGATAACTATTCATTCTGCAATGCTCCAACGCGCAGGTTGGGCCAACATGTACAAAATATACATCGCCCAACCGTCAAGGGGATAATGTAATATCTAAGTATGACTCTTAACCCTACCCAGTTCAATAAACAAAAAAGGGTAGTTGATCCTGACGAGGCACACCCCAATGCTAAAGGGTTTAGCAATACTGGTCACCCTATATATGGTCACAATGAATTTGTAAACTCTAAGTTTGAAAAGGGATGGATTAACACAGACGGAGACATCATCCAAGTACCAGAACACGGTGTTTATGAGCCACGATATGCCTATGGGTCTGGGATGGTGAGGTTGCATGTCAACCAAGGGAGATCACCATTTTTAGGTTTAGAAATACGTGACAATAGACCCACCCAACAGCAACTAACCACTATCAATGGACTCCACACACAATCACAGTCTAAGAAACTTTTACTAGATGTGCTTAAAACAAACACAGATGATTCTGTAGATATGCAAAGTCATGAGCATGACGGTACCTCAAATAGTATTACAAAATTTATTAAGAAATCAACATCACATTTGTAACGGTATTTCTAACTTCGAGGGGTAAATGATTCTAACTTTGAGGGGTCGGCCCAACCGGCACGTGGATAATGTAATATAGAACTATTCTTAACTAAGGAGTTAATCATGGCAACAGATCATAAGGGACGTCCACTTCACGCAGGTAAGCGTACTGATGACGAGATGCACGCAAAAATTAAAAATGACTCTTCATGGTTTGACGACTCCTACCGTGAAACTGGAAAGACCGCTGGTTACCCCTCAACCACGGATGATGAGTCATATAAGTTAACCGACCCTTACATGATTAATGAAGACGGTACAAAAACTTACATTTCACAAAGGCTTAAGTAGTCAGTAACGACTCCCATTTTGGACAAACCGTGTGTGACTTCGATTGTTACCCATCGGCTAATGCTCTATTAGTTGTGTAAACTTGATGTAGTCAGGTGGCGTAAAAATTCGCCGTTAGGTTTGGAGTATTTATGGCAACAATGACAGGACCAGGGTACCCAGATGACGATCCAGATCGTAAGCCATCTAATAGAATGAAATGGCCCAGAGAAGGACAATCTGGTGGGTGGCATGGTCTTGAAGTGCACTTACCTCAATCAAACATTCTTCCTGATCCTGAAGCCAATGCTCATAACTATGCAGGTTGGGCAAGATCTAAAGAAGAAGCTGCAAAAGACCCTGATAACGTAGTACCAGACGAAAGTAAGATTTTTGGTATTAAACCAAAGCCCCACCTAAGTGACAGCCAATTTGATGGTATAGTACATGTTGATGGGGACGGCAATTCAAGATGGATTACTAGCAGTGAGTTTCTAGGTATGGCACATGAACTTGGTGAAGCACTTACTCCCGGTAACAGAATTAATCCACACGACGATCCAGATAATCCCAGTACCCCAGAAGGCCCGCGAAACCAAGAAAACCTTCTTCCTGACATGCCAATACCCTCACACCTTCGACCTAAGTACAATCCAAATAGAGCATTTAAGCCAAACAGCAAAAAGAAACCCCCCACCGGTCCTCCTGTATGACACTCACTATTAAACAAATAAAAGAAATGAACTCCATTACGTGGTGGCACCCTATCAAGCTGGGTGACCAGACAACTCCTGGATTGAGTGTCATTGCAGAAGAGACATTCTTGAGCCTTGGGCTTCCTGATGATCTGTCAGGACTCTCTGTGCTCGATATTGGCGCTTGGGACGGTTACTACTCGTTTGCGTGCGAGAAGAGGGGTGCAGCCCGTGTGGTGGCCTCTGACAAGTTTGTGTGGAGCGGCAAGGTAATTAGTGGTGACGTGGCCGTTGGAGATGCAGGTTTTGACTTTGCGCACAAGCACCTTGACTCTAAGGTAGAAAAGCTAGTTGCTTCCGTAGAAGAATTGAACCCAAAGAAGCATGGCAAGTTTGACATTGTTCTTATGCTGGGGGTTATCTACCATGCCAAAGATCCAATTGGGTACCTTGAGAAGGCCAAAGCTATGTCTAAGGGTTTGGTAGTTATTGAAACCCACGTAGACATGCTAGACATTGATTACCCAGCTGCTCGTTACTATGTAAACAAAGAGTTAAACAATGATGACACCAACTTCTGGGGATTTAATCCTGCTGCAGTAATGGGCATGATGACTGACATTGGTTATAAAAACGTTAAAGCAAGCCCCTTATTGTTTGGCAGTAGGATGATTTTTACAGGCACTGTCTGAAATAAAGTAATATAAATACAAGTCTTAACTAAGGAGTA